TCACAACTTATAAAGAGTGTAGCAGATGCAAATAAAGATTTACTTCAACTTCACAAACAATTAAAAGAAATTAAACAAGATACACCTGCATCTACACAATCTGCACAAAATATTACCAATCAATCTATTTTTGTTGGTAGTACGAATGAATTGCAAAAACTATTAAAAGGTAAGATGCAAGAAATAAAACAGATAGAATCTGATATATGATTGGTGATAAGAATTCATATCTAGGAAATCCCAATTTAAAGAGAACTAATGTTCCTGTAAACTTTACTCAAGAGCAGGTTGAGGAATATTTAAAATGTTCTCAAGATCCTGTCTATTTCATGAAAAATTATATCAAGATAGTTAACCTAGATAAAGGTCTTGTTAATTTTAGTCTATATCCATTTCAAGAGGAACTGGTAAATCTGATACGAGACAATCGCTTTGTTATTGCAAAAATGCCTCGTCAATGTGGTAAATCTACCACAATTATTTCTGATATTTTACATCATGCGCTATTTAACCCAAACCAGACTATTGCTATTCTTGCAAATAAAGAAAAACTAGCAAAAGGTCATATGGATCGTTTGAAGGTTGCATATGAGAATTTGCCAAAATGGTTACAGCAGGGAGTAAAGGAATGGAACAAGCATTCTATTGAATTGGAAAACGGTTCAAAGGTGATATCATCTGCTACTTCTGCATCCGCTATCCGTGGTGGTTCTTTTAATTATATCCTGTTGGACGAGTTCGCCCATGTCCCTGAAAATATAGCAAATGATTTCTATAGTTCCGTATACCCAACAATTACTTCGGGTAAGACAACCAAGTTGGTAGTTATCTCCACACCATATGGTTTAAATTTATTTTATAAATTGTGGATCGAAGCAATAGAGGGTAGAAACAGTTTTAAGCATATAGATGTCCATTGGTCTGATGTTCCCGGTAGAGATGATGAGTGGTACAAAAGAGAAGTTCAAAACTTAGGTGAAGAGCGATTTAGAACCGAGCACGAATGTGATTTTATTGGTAGTACTAATACTTTAATTTCTGCCGATAAATTGAGAACTATGGTTTTCAAGTCTCCCGTTTATACAACGGATCAGGGATTAAAGGTTTACGAGAAACCAGTAGTAGATTCTAGAAATCCTGCAAATAACCACACATATGTCTTAACAGTTGATACTGCACGAGGACTTGGTAGTGACTATCATGCGTTTACAGTAGTGGATATAACAAAGACACCCTATAAGATAGCAGCAACTTTTCGTAATAATGAAATGTCGCCATTAGTATATCCTAATGCAATATACCCAATTGCAAAACAATATAACGATGCTTATATATTAGTTGAGATCAATGATATCGGTGGTCAGGTAGCAGATTTATTACATAATGAACTGGAATATGATAATATTTTAATGTCCAGTATCAGAGGTAGAAAGGGACAAACCCTAGACGGTGGGTTTAATGCTGGACAGATCCAATTAGGCTTGAGAACCACAAAGGCTGTAAAGCGTCTAGGATGCTCCGTGTTGAAGTCTCTAATCGAATCCAACAAACTACTCATAGCAGACTATGACATCATACAGGAACTAGTTTCCTTTATTGCAAAAAATAATAGTTTTGAAGCAGACAATGGACACAATGACGATCTTGTTATGTGTATGGTTCTTTTTGGTTGGCTTACAACTCAGAACTATTTCAAAGATTTAACAAATATGGATATAAGAAAAACTGTATTTGATGAAAAATTAAAACAATTAGAAGAAGAAATGACCCCGTTCGGTATTCTTGATGATGGAATTTCATATAATAACGAAGAGACAGATACCAGTGGAACCGTCTGGAGGGATGCGGAAAATAGAAATAATGATTTTTATACATAATCGTAGACCAAAAATAGGCGAATAAGGAGAGAAAAATGGCATTCCAACTAAGTCCTGGTGTAGAAATTAAAGAATTTGATCTTACAAGTGTAATTCCTGCCATCGCAACAACCCCTGCTGGCTATGTCGGCATGTTTCAATGGGGTCCTGCTGATCTAAAAGTATTAATTACAACAGAAAAACAATTAAAAGAAGTCTTTGGAACTCCAACTTCAGATGCCGGTATGGCACGATCTTGGTATGTTGCTTCAAACTTCCTATCATACGGTGGTTCTCTACAAGTTGTTAGAGTTCTAGGAACCGATAAAAACTCAACTGATAATGGAACAGGCGTAGCAATTAAGAATAGAAGTTCATATGAATCTTTAGGTGCAACATTCACCTTCAAATTTGCAGCAAAATATCCAGGATTATTAGGAAATGGTCTTAAGGTAATAGTAGTTGACGGCGATTCAGCAACAAATGCTGATGCTGAATGGACATCCTATACAGATGCATATGGTATCCCAGATACATCATCCTTCGCTTCAAATCTAGGTGCAAGTAACGATGAAATCCATGTATTCGTAATCGATGCTTCAGGTAATTGGTCTGGTACTCCAGGAACTGTTCTAGAAACATTCTTAAGAGTTTCAAAGGGCAAGAATGCAAAAAATGCAGATGGTTCAACAAATTACTGGAAGAATGTAATTAATAATAAGTCAAATTACATTTGGGTAGGTAATTCAGAAACAGCATCGGCACTTTTTGCAAACTGGTCAGGTGCAGGCACCCAATCATGGGATACAGACATCACAACCAGTTCAAATTTTAAGAGATTAGTAAATGTTCAAGATTATGTCCTACAGGGCGGAACATTAGATACTGCATCAAGAGATGCAACAATCTCTGCAGCATTCTCATCACAATTTGGCAATACAGAAGAAGTAGATGTCTCACTTCTAATTGCTGGTGATATCAGTGCAGCAGAAGCAAACAAGGTAGTGTCAGTTGCAGAAAATAGAAAAGATTGCATCGCTTTCGTATCACCAGTAGCATCAACAATTGGTAGTTACACAAGCAGTGTAGATATATTCACAGCAATCAAAGCATACAAGACAACTGTAGGAAGTTCTTCTTACGGTGTAATGGACGGAAATGCAAAATATCAATACGACAGATTCAATGACCGATTCTTATATGTACCTCTATGCGGTGATATCGCAGGTTGCTGTGTAAGAACAGATAACACCAAGGAACCTTGGTACTCACCAGCAGGTTATGATCGCGGTCGTATCAACAACATTGTAAAACTTGCTTGGAATCCATCAAAGGATTACCGAGACAGTCTCTACAACATAAGTGTAAATCCTGTAGTAACCTTCCAAGGTTCAGGAGCAATTCTCTTTGGTGACAAGACTCTACAAACCAAGGCAAGCGCCTTCGACAGAATTAATGTTCGTAGACTCTTCAATGTCCTAGAGAAGACAATTGCAACCGCTGCTAAGTTCCAACTCTTTGAATTCAACGATGCATTCACAAGAGCACAATTTAGACAATTAGTTGAACCTTTCCTCCGTGAAGTTCAAGGTAAGCGTGGTGTAACTTCATACGCAGTAGTATGCGATGAAACAAATAATCCAGCAAGCGTAATTGACCAAAATCAATTCGTTGCAGATATCTTTGTTGCACCAGCAAGAAGCATCAACTTCATCCGTCTAAACTTTGTTGCTACCCCAACCGGAGTAACCTTCGCAGAATTCGGTGGATAATTTCAAAAAAGGCATATAAATAAAAGAGGAATCAAGGAGAAAATAACAAATGGCTGACTCGTCAATCAATTCATTTATGTCAAACTTCGACGGTGGCTCAAGACCAAACCTTTACTCTGTAAATTTGGTATGCCCTGTCGGAACATTACCACAACTTCAGTTTTACTGCAAGGCAGCAACACTTCCTTCTTCGATTCTTGGAGAAGTAAATGTTCCATATCTCGGTCGCGTAGCAAAATATCCCGGTGATCGTCAATTTGAAGACTGGACCATCGATATCATCAACGATCAAGGTATGTCATTAAGAAATGTTTTTGAATATTGGAACGAACTCTTTAATTCATATGCAGGAAACACAACTCCATATGCAAATCCACGAGGTGCATTTGGTTCAGCAATCGTAACACAACTTGCAAGAGACTATACTCCAGTAAAGTCATATCAATTCTTTGATCTTTGGCCAGATAATGTTGCATCAGTTCAATTAGGCTTTGATCAAAATGATACAGTTTCAGATTTCCAAGTAACTTTCAAATATTCATACTTTGTAACAAGTTCATCTCCTTTCCAACCAAATGGAGCAAATGTCCCTGGTGGTATATTAGGACCAGGCGGAATCGCTACTGCAGGAGCAGGAAACGCATTCGGTATCAATCCTTTCGGTGGTTTTGGTGGTGGTGGGTACGGAAGTGGTGCTGGTGTCGGTGTGGGTGGACCAAATGGGTTCTCTCAAGCAGGTGCAGCAGGCACTGGAAAGACCTCATTTGCTTTCGGTATAAATACAGGAAAGACCAGTTTCGGTTTCGGTTTGAACGGCTGATCTTTTCGGTATTTTTAAATAAGGATTTTTATTATGGCGTTTGAACTATTTGGATTTTCATGTGGCAAAAAATCAAAGTCTCCCGATACAGTAGAATCATTTGTACCAAAAAATTTAGAAGATGGTGCAAGTGTTGTTGAAACTGGTGGTTATCAGGGAATGTATATTGATTTGGACGGTAGTTTAAAGGCAGATGTTGACTTAATTAAAAAATACCGAGAAATGTCATTGAACGCCGAAGTTGATATGGCGATTGATGATGTTATAAATGAAGCAATAACCGAAGATGCCAAGGGCGTAACAGTCCAACTGGATCTCGATAAAGTAAATATACCAAATGAAATTAAAGAAGTCATGTATGAGGAGTTTGATAATATTTTAACCCTTTTAGATTTTAGTAGAAAGGGTTCAGAAATTTTTAGAAAATGGTATATTGATGGTAGAATATATTATCATCACATTCTCCACGAAGATCCAACAGAGGGATTAAAAGAAGTTCGTCTAATCGATCCTCTA